GAATCAACGCAAAATCTCGTTTCATTGCTTCTTCTCCTTCCTTTTTGGGTAAATTTAAAAAGGAATCCCAATTAGGAATCCCTTTCATGCACAAGTATTCAGTTAATAGGCGGCTTAGCTTCCGTCATTCATTAGGCTGCCCCAAGCTATGTAGATACAGCCTGTACCGCCACGACCGCCGCCATATGATCGACCATACCCTCTGGTATTTGCTCCGTTACCGCCGTTACCTAAGCCATCTGTCCCACTTGTACCTTCTGAGTCATTGCTCCTGATTCCTGCCGCACCCCCAGTTGAATACAGAACCCCGTTAAAACCTGTGGTACTTGTGTGCTGTCCATAACCCGGTCTAATACTGTCGAAATAATAAGTAGTTTTGTCTCCCCTCCGTCCTTCGGAGATACTTGGATACGAACCAATACCGTCATTTCCGTTTGAACCGGGCGAACCGCTGTACGCCGCCCCACCAGAGCCACCATCTCCGCCATTACTATAAAGATGATTGTTATAGTTTCTGAATCCATTACGTAACGGCGATCGTCCGTGTTGTGAACGAATCGAACCGAACACGGTATCTAAACCTTGTTTATACACTCCGCCAAGAAGGTTAAAATCAGCACTAGCAGACGGTACTATCCACGATATGCTTTGTCCCGGTGTCACGTCCACATAACCAGTAGTGAAATAACCACCACCTCCACCTCCTCCGGGGGCATAAAAGCCAGAGTTCCATCCACCTTGTCCACCTTGTCCAACTAAGATATAGCGGATTCTTCTTACACCTTCCGGTACTGTCCAAGTTCCTGCTCCTGCTCCGAAAGTGACTGAACCACTAACTCCTGTTACTTGAATTGTAGAACTCACGTTTCCGCTATCGTACCAACGCCCCTCATTCGTTGTTACATAGTTGTAGGCTCTCACAAACAGCGTTCGCTTCTGTAGCGTTGTAGTGGTGTAGTAAACGTCAGCACTATCGACTTGCATAAATCCATCTGTAACACTCGTGGGCATACTGTCATATTTAAAGACAAAGTGTGCCCCACTCCACAAGCCCTGTGACGGACGTGCCCATGTAAGCCGGACTTGCTTATGCGCATACAGGGCTAGGCTAAAATTTGTGATTGAGGCGATTCCAAAAGCGTGCAAAGCGGCCTTTTTAATAAATTCCTTGTTCAATCCTAGAACGGCATTTTTTCCATCACCATATCCAGGCATATATGCCTCGCCATTGGCAACATATTTTTTGTAATTTCCTGCAGGAAGCGGAACTGTTACCATGCCATACATATCCTGTATAGTTGTATCAGCACTTACAATCGCTACTCCACCTCTGTTCTTCCCTCCGGCACCGCCTAATGGTATAAATATTTCACTCATTACTTGACTCCTTTCAGCTTTACTTTAAATGTACGGCTAGGCTTCTCTGATTTACTGTAAAAAGTTACATACCCATCACTAACTTCCGCACTGGTGATTAATCCGGCCATTTCGTCCCATGTCTCTATCTCTTCTAAAGTGTTGTCCTTTGTGTAGGCCTTCCCCATTGTTACTGAGTCAGTTGACTTTATAGATGGAATGGTCACCTTTTGGCTGTATGGCGCAGAATTACTCCACGCGTTAGCCGGAATGGTTACGATTGTTTCACCTTTCAGCCTATCAATCTGTGCCGAAAGATTTCCAACTGGTGTATCCGTAAGCGTTCGCTCAACCGTTTCAAACCATGATTGAAAATTCTCCTGTAAGGACTCCTCAATCTCCTCAATCTTCCCTGTGTGCTCACTATAGTTACGCTCTACCCTACGGGTAAAGTCTTGATAAAAACCGTTTAGCTGCGCGTAGAATGTATCTGTAGAGAGATGATCTATAAGCTGCGTAATAAAACCACAAACCGAACTATCCCCACGGGTATCCGTTATTGCGGACTGAGTAATAGCTGTTGCATTTGACTGAATGTAAATTGTAGCAAGAGAAAGCTCATAGTAGTCTCCACGCGCCGGAGTAAGAAGAGCCGGAGCGACAGGATTCACTGCAGCAGTTCCTTCCTTTACAATGATTTCACAGCAACGATTTTTATAGTTTGCTCTTAACACAACTCTATCAATTCTCGCATACTGCTGCGGCGCTTTGCTTAAGGTATGCGTACTCTCTAAATCATCATATGCAAAAGCGCCCTGAATCAGTCCAAAGCCCGGACGGACTTTAACGGTTAGGCCTTCCGACGCAAGAACCTGAAAGCAATCCCCGGGCTGAGCAAGAACTCCATTACTGACAAGCTTTGCAAATAGTAATCGAAATAGGTCGGACGTTTCTGCCCTGTCGAATATCGGCATTCCTTCCGGATCCGTACCGATAATCTCTGAATCGAAATAGCCAAATCTTAGCATTTAGTTTGCCTCCCTTTTTATAATCTTCGTGATAGTCGTCGCCTCGTCTGTGCCAAAGGTAACATTCAAGGTCATTTTTGCTCCTTCGTATACCTCTTGGATTGCTGTTATTCTTTCGTCGCACTCGATTCCAACATCCATGTTTTGATATGTACAAAGGTCTCCTAGGTCGAAGTCCTTCATATATACGAGATTAGCGCCGGCATCAATATCTGAGTGAACCGTCTCAATCTTTGAGTATTCCGAAAGCTTTTCCAGTCCTCTCTGCCTAAGAATGGCTCGGTATTGGGCAGAATCATAGGTGTGTTTTGCTCCACTCCCATCCTGATACTCGCTTTGTAAATCTCTAGCATCCACATATATTTCCCGGCGCTCTTCTGCAGGATCCATGCGGATATCTACTTCGACAATAGTTCTTGCATTTCCTTCCCCTTCACCGGCAACATAAGCGACATTCGCATAAGAACTCTCATCTCGACCATATATCGCGGATTTCACATTGTAAAAACGATTGGAGAAAATCGCAGGAGAGTTTTCTTCCTGATTCTCCGTGCGATTACGCCCCTTCCAGCACTCAAAGGTGAGTGTGTTCCTCTCATAGTCATATAGAATGTGGTGAGATAGCTCCTGTGTTTGCTCTGTCTCGTACAGTTTTTCCCCAAGCTTGTCCCCCGTTGTCTGCAATGTAATTCGTGTTCCAAGTCCTTTGCGAGTCCCAAGGACTAGCCGTGGAATAACTCGCCCGGAGTTTGCCGGATGAATGGCCATTCCATCCACAAGAGCAAGCGCAATTTCTTCCGGAGTTCCGGATATATTTACCGGAGCCTGAAGAACTCTATCATCCAGTAGTTTCTCTGCAAAGTAGCCCTTGCAGTAAGCTGAGCGCTCTCCCTTATCCGTCTGTGCATAATTCACTTCCCGGATTACTCCGAGTTCGGAGCGATCATTACGACATATATACTTGCCGGAGTTAAATAAGGGGAAGAAGCTTGAGGATGTGTGAAACTCAAATACTCCCGGCTCATAGTAGCGGCGTGTCCATATCAGCGAATTAAAAACCTTTATAGCTCCAATAGTCTGAAAATCCTTATCGAGAATATATACTTGCATATCACACCCCCAAATACTTAGGCGTATAGTAGATATTTACATCAAGATTGACATAGTTCGTATCCGCAGCATATTCAAGATAATTCTCTCCTACATCCAGCTGGAACGGCTCAGACCGTCTATCCACACGCTGATAACAATTCACTCCGTTAAGTTCAACGATCTGATGGCGTTCATTGGTGTCAATTACGAGAACATCCCCTTTGGCCATTTCCACCTTTACCCTCATAAATTGCCCTGTTCCTGTTCTTGTAATCTTAGGATTGCTTACTGGCCCCCTTGTAGCTACAAACTTGATAATTACACCAGTAGGTACGTCACCATCGTTAGAAAGCGCCACCTCTTTATGCAGCGTTCTATATCCTGCTGCACGCCCCCCTAATGCGAGCCCGGAATACGGTCTTTTCAGTCCTGTAACCTTTTTAGCGGTGATTATCCAAGGAAAAGCAAACAAAGGCGTGTATGCCGCCATGTTTTTGCCGAAATTGTCTATATTCAGCATGTATGGATCCGGACAGTATAAATCCACAACAATGGCCAGCCTTGCATCAAGCGAAGCTTTTGCTTTAAAAGTCCAGCCTTCGAGCCTGTATTCAATGTTCCTTGAGACACCCATATATTCAATGAGCGCTTTCCCCGTGTACTTCGGATTGAAGAACTTAATTAGGTTTTGCCTATTCTCTTTATTGTTCTTTAAATCCCGAAAAGAGGCCTCAATATGTATTGGTCTGCCCTTTATCTTCAGTCCGTCTACGGTTTCACCGTCTACAAGGGCGTTATCGCTTTTACTGATTTCAATATCCGAACTCTCTAGCCCAGTTATCTTCGTGATGTCGATATCACTGTCCTTGCCAAAAGTAAGGGTCCTCCCGTTACACGAGAGAACCACTCTAATCTGATTTGCCATTATTTCACACCTCCGACGATATTACGAATCGCCTCGCGCTGATTTTTTGCCACAACGGAAGGAGCAGGAACTGCTTCATGGTAGTTATTCGTCTGTTCAATTCGGTTATCGTAATATACTGATGTTCCCCCGGCAGAAAATGCCCTTCGGCTTTCTGACGCTCCGGCAGATAGCGCAATCTCTCCGCTATAAGCCGATACGGTGCCTTTCATTTCATTCAGGAGTGCTGTTGCACTTTCCCTCATGGTTTTTAAGGCACTTGGCATAGACTTTTCTATACCTATCTCTGCTCCAGGAAGAATCCAGCGTCCAAACTCATCACGGAACGCTCTTGACGGTGAAGCAATGCCAAGGGCATCCTTTGCACCTTCCAGAAGAGATTCCGCAAGGCTTTGAACCTTACTGGTCAGCCAGTTCCAGCCGGACGAGATTCCGTTCCAAATTCCTGATACTATATCATTACCGATAGATACCATCTTATCCGGAAGCCCTTTGATTCCATCAACTACTGCATTGAACAGCCCTGTAGCCGCCTCAGTACCTTTGGACACAAGGTCTTGCTTCCATTGATTCAGCTTATTTGCCGTATCTACTAACCATGTCCAAACTTTCCCCGGCAACTGCTGCATAAAGGTGATTATTGAGTTAATCATGGTCTGAATCGCGGTAGAGGCCTTCTGTTGCATCTCTATGCCCCACTGCACGATTTTCGTCACCGTATTTACAAGCCAAGTCCAAATCTTACCGGGAAGCTCGGAGAAGAACTTCGTTATGCTCTCAATCCAAGTAGGCACATTTGTTGTAATCCATTTCACAACATTTGCCCCCCACTTTACGATCGAACCGATTGCATAGCCAAGGGCGTAAGCTATACGCTCAGGAAGCTGGCTAAACCATTCCCCGATACTTTCAATCCATGCGGGCACATTCGTGGCAATCCACTCTAAGATTGAAGCACCCCAATCCCCAAGTTTTGTAACCACATCTGTAAGCCAAGTCCAAATCAATCCGGGTAGCTGTGCAAACCACTCTCCGATGGATTGAATCCATCCCCCTATTGTAGGAGCCACCCACTCAAACAGCTGAATGGCAAGTTCTCCCAGTTTTGTAATAATGGCCAGAATAATCTCGCCCATTGCCTGTAAGATTAGTGGGATACCTGTTATAAGGGCATTGACAATGGCCATGATAATCCTTGGCAAGCTTTCAATCAGTAGGGGAAGTGCCTCAATTATTCCCTTGGCCAACGCAACTATAATTTCCACGGCGCACTCTATGAGTACCGGTAGCTGCTCCAGAATCGTTTCCCCGATATAAATGACAAGTTCAACCAATGCCGGAATCAGCTCCGGGAGCATTATACTTATTCCCCTTGCGAGCCCAACAATGATGTTCTTTGCCGCCTCTATAAACTTCTTGAGCCCGCCACCGGATATGAAACTAGAAATACCATTTACGATAGTATCCGCAAGGCTTGCGAAGTCAAAGGACGCTATACCGTCTGCAATCGTGTTCATAAGGTCAAACCCTATAGATGCGGCTGTAGATAAAAGAGACGGCATTACAGCCACTAACGCGCCAATCACAGATATTGCTCCGGCAATAAGCGGAGGAACAAGACCTTTCATCAAATCCGGAAGTACCTTCACAAGCCCATTTATCAAGGTTACCGCTCCACTAATGAGGGAAGGTAATATCTGATTAAAAAGACCTGGTATCATATCTCCAAGCTTAGATACGAGTGTTGGTAATCCGGAGGCAAGCCTCGGAACGATTTCAGATAGATTATTTACGACATTATTTGCCAGTGTCGCAACAGATTCCGCAAGCTGGTCTACATCCCCAGTACCTGTGAGAAAGTTGTCCCACGCCGCCTTTGCGGCATTCATAGAGCCCTCTATGGTTGTTGAGGCTTCCTTTGCCGTTGTACCGGTGATTCCTAGTTCTGTTTGCACCTCATGGATTGCCGTATAAACATCAGAAAGATTGTTTATGTCGTAATGTGTAATCTCTCCGGTTGTTTGCTGATGGATTTTCTCCGCATCTTGAAGAAGACGCTCCATTTCGCTTTTTGTGCCCCCATAGCCAAGCTTCAGGTTGTCCAGCATCGTATAATTTTGTTTTGCAAAGCCCTGATAAGCGTTCTGGACACTCTCCATTGAAGTGCCCATTTTATTCGCATTATCACTCATGTCTCGAATTGCCTGATCGGCGACATTTGCCGCCTCAACCTCATTCGAGGTGCTTTGCTTTAAGGCTGCCGCGAAGCTTGTTACAGTCTCCATGTACTGATTTGCCGACATGCCGGCTGTCCGGTATGCATTATTCGCATTGTCCAGTACCGCGGTTTGAGCCTTTTCGAGGGTAGAAAACTGCCCCTCCACTTCAGACACGGATTTCCCCACGCCTGCAGCGTATTCTTCGATTGTTGCACCGCCGGCACCAAAAAGCGTCTCTACTCCGCCGACTAACTGTTCATAGCTTGCGACATTATCAAGAGCACTCTTTGTCAGTGCGGCGAATGCCACTGTGCCGGCACCAACTGCAGCAGTCACTCCGGCAAATGCTTTCCCGGCTATTCCGCCAAGTTGTCCGACTGCTCCGGAAAATCCCGAGGAATCGACTTTAGTATCAAAATTTAGTGTTCCGTCTGCCATTACTTACTGTCTCCTTCACCATTTAATAGCGCGGAAGGATTTCCGCCATTCATAAGGATTTCAGTAAGGTCACTTTCGGCCTTCGTTTGCTCATATCTTCCCGGAAGAGCATACATACGCTTCATACGCTTATAATGCTCCTTTTGCTCTTTTGGGAGTTTGGGAGAGATTTTCATGGACCTGTAGCCTATGATTTTCATTATCTGCGTATCTTCCGGTAATGAACGAAAAAGGGCCCGAAACTGCCACCAATGGAGTGTTTCTTTTGCGAGGTCTATCCGATAAGCGGACATAAACCCGGCATAAATGTAATCAGCGTCGTACTCGTAGGAAAAAACGGTTTTATCGCCCTCATCTCCGCCGGCTGTCTGCCGTGGTTCTGAGCCGCAACGGTAAAACCAAAAGATTTTTTCGATTGCCTCCCGCATTGTAGTTTCGTCAAAAACTATTCCGGGATAGTAAAGTTCAAGCATAGTAAGAAGTTTATCTTCGTCAGGTAGTTCCGGATCGGACAGCATTTCCTCAAAGATAATCCCTGTGCGGAAGGATGTATCAATCTTTACCGAAGTGCCGGCAATCTCAACCACTTCCGGCAGACCGTCTAAAATGAGATTCAATGCTTTTTAGCGGAAACGACCAGACTGAAAGACTTAGACCGCTGGGTATACTTATTCGTCAGGTCATTAATCTCTTTCTTTGCCCCTGCCGCACATTCTGTGAGCTCTGCAATGGCTTCCATGTGGTCTCTAAGGTTCATTCTGTCCCCAAAGAGTTCCCTAGAGGTACCGTTTCCGAAAATCCTATCGAAATATTCCCTAGCCACTGTACACTGCTCTCGGAAGGCATCCGCCACCTTTTCATACTTCCGATCTCGGGCATCTGTCGCCTTGTTATGTATATCTCTTGTAGCGGTCTCATATCGCTCCATAAAGTCAGCATCGAAAAAATCCCCTTCAAGTTCCTTGCCTAAAACTACGATTTTCGCCATATTATTTTCTCCTTTGGTCGAGGCAATGAAAAAAGGAGAAACAATCCGCCTCGTTAGATTGCCTCTCCTCTGCCCAGCTTCTGCCGTATGGTCAGAATACTGTAATCAGTTCATTATGCGTCGTAGGCTCCCTTGAAGTCTCCGGCGGTAAATGTCTTTGTTACTGTATCAAACTTCCCCTGAATAGGGTCCCCTACCGCATGCAAGGTACCGGATACAGATACCTTCTCTCCACCGTCTCCCTCATAGTCGGAAACCTCGTTTGCTACGATGAATTTACGGGCTTTGAAAAGCGCTGCTGTTTCTGTAGGGTTACCGATAGGATTGTACAAATCAACACGAATATACTCGTGCTGTGCATCCCCTCCGGTGTTGTGATCACGCCCATCCTTCCATAGTGCGGTAATAGCCGCCTGAGAAGGAATGTGGTCTGCTTCATAGGAGAACTCAGTCTCATATCCGATAATATCAGTAGAGCTTGAAGTCTCATTGATGTAAGTGGTTGAATCAGTCTGTGCGGAAGGGCTTTCATTTACACTCTTGAAGCCCGTTCCCATAAGTTCAAACTTGTCCCCAACCTTGATATAATCCGCAATTTTATTACGGACTAATGCCTTTCTGTCTGCACTAGCCATATCTTATACCTCCTTAAAATACTGTAGTGTTAATTGAATCTGATACCTTGCTGTTGTCATAGTCGCATCGAACATGTAGCCCGGTGCGTCTACTATCAGTTTTTCCGCCTCACACTTCTCCGGCATTTCCGGTAGAACTCCTGCCTTACTTTGTGACTCTATCCAATCACAGAGATTCTCATAAAATGTACTGTTCTGGATATTCTCAAGCCTGTCCAGAGAGTAATACTCACGGGAGCCGAAGGTAAATTTATATTGGCGAATACTTGAGCCGTCAAGGTATTCTTGAATAACCGGAGATACTACTCCGGTCTCTATCGTGTACTCCACCGCCTCATTTCCAAGGGCGTCTACTCGGAATATGCCGTCTTTTAGTAAGGGGCATTTCATGAAATAATTGGTCAACCCCTGTATGATTGAATCTATCATTTTCTAAGCGCCCCTCCAGCAGCCTTTAATATTGAATCTCGGTAAGAAGCCTTCATGCTCTCAAACCACATCCCTCTTGCTTGCGGATGTGCCGGGGAGCCTCCGGAATTGTTGTAGTACTGCCGTCTCGCGTACGGCGCAAGGTAGTTTATTTCTCCGGATCCTATTACGGTGCCAAGCGTGGCACTCTTAATCATCATTCCTGTACGCATGGGAGTCAGCTTGTCCATATACCTAAGGCACTCGCTATCGACTATTTCCTGCGCCTTGATGAAATCGGCGCGTTTCTGCTTTCCGAAACGCTCATTCCACTTAAGCCCAAATTTAAGATTTTTACCTTCTTGAACAAACGAAGCCGGAGTATTGACATCAGAGAAATTTCTCTTTGAGCCCATTATGCGCCTCCTATCCTCCAATGTTTTACGATATCGCTCCCACGGACTGTATTATCAGCGTATTCTGTCACAGTAATCAGCTTAAGCCCCAGTTCTTCCGAAATCTTAGCAATTTCTTTGCCTGTATAGTTTTCCTTTTCGGTATCTAAGAGAGCAAGAAGGATAAAGTCTCCTTTCCGGATAGTCCAGTATCTCTCTGCACTTTCCGCTTTTCGATACTTTCTCTCCGGGAGATATTCCTTTCCGATCTCTGCGCCGATTAAAGGCACTCGTAACTTATATATGCTTTGATTCGTCCAAACTCCGTCATTTGCACTGACACCCTCGCTTTCATAGTAAGAGGCCCCTTTAATCCTTGTCGGAACAAACACCTCAGTCCTGGTATTCGCATCATATCGTGCATTGAATATTGTAATGTCTGCCATACTGTTACACCCCAAAATCCATCAAGCCGGTTTGGGACAGATACGCATACGCTGCCTGATACAGGCTTTTCTCTGAAAACGCCGCCATATCCGCCTCACTGGAGCCTCCGAAGGATACAGAGTACCCGTCATTGGATTCGCTTGATATCTCTCGCCCTTCATGGGCATTTTTCCTCTTTTCTTCCCAGAACAGAATCTCAGCCATAGAGCAAACGGCCAGCCGGACTGCAATTCCACAATCCGTCTGACTGATTCTCCCCATAGTGTAGTGATCCAGCTTTGCGCTGGCTCTTGTGGCGAGCCGATTAAAGGTACTTTCGTCCGATATACGGTCGCCGAGATACTCGCTCTGGTAGAACGCATGCTCGGCGTATTGCATAGGCTCTCCTTACTGTGCTGTGTGTGCGTAGATACCAGGAAGCTTGTTGTCTCTTACTTCTGCAATTCCTGCAGTACGATAGCCGAACTTCCAAGCATCGGCATCCTGGTTCTGATCAGGAGTGATAATCTTGTTTACGGTGTGCTTCTGGAACTGGATAACCGCTCTCTTATCTACCGCAAGGAAGTTGATTGCCCCGGCTCCCTTGAATCCTCCAGCTTCCTGTCCACTTGTAGTACCGTTGTTCAGGGTAATGGTCTTGAAGAATCGGGAAGAAGGCACTTCGATAATGCCAGCCCATCCGTCAAGAGCCGCACGGCTTGCTGTGGTTTCAAGCCCGTCAATCAAATCCTTAAGAGGGGACTTAATAAACAGGTAAACAGTATCCAAGCTTGCTTCTGCATCCTTAATAGCACTCTTTGCCGCCATAACCGCGTCAATCGCCGCCTTACCGTTCGCCAGTGCTCCGGTAGCAGAACCGATTCCCGCCTTTGAAGCGTAAGCACCTAAGCGGTATGCGTCGAGCTCCGGAACTACCTTAGTACGAACGAACTCCGCAGATAAAGAAGAGAATACCGGTGTAGCCTCCATCTCATCCAAAGCATCTACGGTGAACGTTCTTCCGCGGTCATAGTTGATTTTCTTAGTCTCATACTCAAAAGTCACGGAGCCGTTTACATACCCGCTGTTTCTTCCGTAGTTCGCAAGTCCATCCATGGACATCTTAGGAATGAGCAGCTCGTTTGCATTTGCTCCCTCTTTTACCAGAGTGTTGTCTCCGTCGAGGACTCTTGTTAAAGACGCAAGCTTATAAACCTCGTCCAGCGCCTCGGAATAGAACTTTCTTAACTGAATTACATTTGCCATTGTTTTTTCCTCCGTTGATTAATTTAATTTTTCTCTGCCGGGAGTCCCATGAGTGCTCTCATAGTGGAGAAATCAGCGGAATTACCGCTTTCGCTACCTCCGGTTCTCCCAACCGCGTTTTTGTGTGGCTCTTCTGAGCCGAACATATAGGAATCAGACTTCCGAATAGCTTCAAGGGCTGTCTTAATGTCAGCACTCTGGTCTTTGGATGCCTTGAGGGAATCAATATCTAGCATTGCCATGATGGCCTTCGCATTTTTACCGCCCGCAGCAGTAATCGCTCCGGACAGAGTACCATTGAATGCACGCTCTGCTTCTTTGGCAGTATACTCATCATCCTTTTTCTTTAGATCGCTTTGCAAATCAGTGATTTGCTTCTTAAGCGCTTCAACATCCACACCGTCAAACTTCCCAAGGCTCTCTTTTGTGGTGTCCAGCTGGGACTTGTAGTTGTCCCTCTCCCCTTCAGCCTTTGTCGTTTTGGCTTTCTCCGCAGCGATGTCCTTTCCGTTCTCAGCCATAATCTTGTCAATCTGTTCCTGTTCGAGCCCAAGCTCTTTCAAAAATTCGGTTTTCATAGTGTCTCCTTTCACACATAGGTTGTTTTAGGGCTTTAACCAGCGCCCCGTGAATAATCCGCCTTTAAGGTCTCGGATTCCAGACCAATAAAAAGACACCCTCCCAAATGGGAAGGTGCCAATTTAACGAAGTATAGAATGGAATTAAATATGTTCGAGTTCTTCAGACATACAATCAAGAATAGCGTAGTCGTTTTCTCCCCCTATTCCTCCTTCAATCTTGCCTCTATTATCAGCCTCTACTACAAAGCATTGTCTTTCCCCTTGTCGGGTTACATCAACAACCACTCCAGTAATATTCTTATTCTTTACTCTAACCTTATCAAATAACTTAAACATTCCGTTAACCTCCTATCCTATAAGCGGTTATAAATCTCGGCATAGCGCCACTCTTGTCTATTCTCCAAACAGTTCTAAACGTCCTTTTTTTTCTACCGACGCCAAGCATCATTGGGATTGTATACTGCTGTCCTCCTTCTGGCAAGACTTCCGTAGTTTCTATTTTGCTTCGGTCATATTGCCCTAGAAGATTTCTCCTTAGCCGCTTCTGGTCGCTTATGCTGTTCGTATAGCCAACAGAAAAGAACTCATCTGCGTGTTTTGCTCCGGGTTTTAAACAAAACTCGGAAATTTTGCGATTATCTATAGTGACTATATTTTTATTAACCTCTGCTATTTTCCACTCTTTGTAGGTGGCTTGGCTGGGGGATATTCGCCCATTTAGATCATAGTATATTCTTTCCCGCTGTTCAAGAAATCCAAAGTAATCGCAAAACGCCTTGTACTCATCGAGCTGGGCTTGATATTTGCACCGCTCGATTGTAATATCCTCGGAATCTGCTCCTCCCTCTTCTAGGAGTTGAACCTCTTCTCTCTGTGCGCGCATATTCGTCTCCATACGGCGCTGTTTCTGCGTGGCTTCATAGGCGTTATACTCTTTACCACGGAAGGCCTTATTTCGCGCCTCTCGAGCGTTTTGCTCCTCAAGCCACTTATCTGTATATGTTCGCTCGGAGCCCTCAAAGAACGGGTAATACTCGTGCCGGCAATTCCAACCGAGCAATCCTCCTCCGCTTCCAAGGCCGCAGATACTCTCAAGCTGTTTCTTGGTGTAGACCTTCCCTTGCCATGCAGCGTGGTCTGGTCTTGCTCCGGCATGCCAAGATACCTCAAATTTCTCAACTCCAAGGCTTTCGGCATTCATATCCATAATTTTACCGGATAACTGGGAGGCTCCGGTTAATACCGCTCTGCGCGCTGCAACATCTACTCTGTTGTGCCAGCCGGAGGCGTAGTCTACAGTTCTAAGCCCGCTGTCTGTAAGCTCCTTACAGACCCTACGAATCAGAGTATTGTAATCATACATTCCAGATGTAAGTCCAATCATTGCCTGGTCAAGGTAACCATTGTATATCTCAGAAAGAGGAGTATATACAGGTTTTCCTTTCCCAATCATGAATCCTAAGGATCTAGTTATTCCGGAAAGTTCCTTCTCCGTCTGCGCCGTGATAGCTTTCACAGCCTGTTGAAGTTGGTAGTTTTCCTTGTAGGGAATAAAGTTGCTCGTGATTCTTTCATACTGTGGCTTGTAGATTGTGTACTCATTGGCTATCACCTCCTCATACAGCCTCTCTACCTCCTTGGAGTTGTACCCAACAGCCGAGGCAATTATCTTCTCTATGTCGCTAGTGCTTTTCCCGAGCATAAGCATACGGTTTAACTGCCAGTCTGCCATACTGGTTATCTTACCGGCTTTTTTTATCCTACGGACTACATCCGCCATAATATCCTGCTCAAGCTTTCGGTATTTAGCCTCTAATCCTACCGCTAGAGAGGAACTATAGCTTTCTCTCACGGCAATACGGTAGACGGCTGCTCAGGCAGATTGGCGGCAGCAGTTTCCTCATCCTCTTGGTACCATTTCGCCCTATACTCAGCAAGCCCCATAACACCCATAGCAACATCCTTGCGGTCCTGTTCGCGTTCGCTCTCTTCGTCGGTAAGGATGCTGTCATTGAATGCACAGGAGAATTCATACTTTGTCGTATATAACTCGCTGTAGAAAGCTAGGGCGTCCACAAAGTCGGAAAGGCAATCTCGGAGGTTCTCTTGGATTGCATTCACTCGGTTATACTTCCGCTGCTTAGAGGCTCTAATTTCGGTCGCTGTCTTATCTACCTCTGAGGCGTCTGACAAATCCCCATAAGCAAGGCCTACAATGAACTCAATGTTTCGGTAAGTCTTTTCCAGCCCCCTAATATAGGCTTCATCTCTCATAGCCGGAGAGTATTCTTTGTAGAGCTCCCCTTGGTTTTGCTCAAGGTTAAGTCCCCGGTATAGCCTCTGCTTTCCTTCTGGAAGCTTTACTCTTCCGTCCTTGTGGCGAAGTGCCCGCTCATCCACATGAACGGCTCTTTCTCCTGAGCTGTACTCCCAATCGAGACGGCCGTACTGTATATCCGCTTTTCTAATCGCCGATACTGCAGCAGAATAGATAGAAACGCCACACGGAGAGCCGTCTACTCTGTTCTTAAGCGGTACACGGAAGTATCCGTAATCATTCTTTGTCATTCCCGGAAAGACAACGGGTCCTGGTTCAATGTCCGCCCACTCGTCTATGTCCGCAAGATTCCCCGGCGATCCTATCATGCTTTCCGAACTGGAACGATAGCACCGATTCTCAATAACAAGATTGTGGTTATCATCGAAATAGTGCCGTTCTACTCTTGTGAACCAACTGTTCTCTCCTACCTTCTTACGGGTAAAGAACATAATGTCCGAAGGCTTGCCCTCATCATCAAAGGCAATAGGCACAAATTTATCTGCTGAAACGAATTCCGACCGCCCGTCTCCTAGTGGCTTAAGGATAAAAGAACCTAGCGCGAGGCCATCTTGCAAATTCTCGTTAAGGTCTCGAATGGCGTTCTGGAGCATGGCGTCCAATACAGAATTATCAATACTGGCCTCCATCTCTCCAAGAGCAATATCCGCAAATTCTCTACAGATGCACTCCTCCAGCTTAAGAGATGTAATTCCTTTATCTTCGTTAATCCAATCCGCTGCGCCGCATATCATATCCTTCCACAGATTGATTGCGTCAATCATAGACTGGGACATCGTGATATCTCGCCCGGCTATGCCTTTCATGATATTGTAACCGAACATCTTACCCATTACTCCTTTCAGCCAGTTTGTTAGATTTTCAAACATATTATTCCCCTATCAGCTCCTTAATATCTCGTTCATAGGTGTACTCCATAGCGTCCAGGCTATCTATATCCGTGGAGCCGTCATCCAATCGTATATCATTCTCCTTCGCTTTATCCCATACAGCGTCTGAAAGTGCCTTGCGTACGGTCTCAGCATCGTCAGTAATCCAAAATCGCCTAGCACCCATAAGGCGAAGCATGCAGTTAATACGATCATTAATCCTATCCTTCTTTGCCGGACGAACTATGATAAACGGAAATTCCTTTTCTACCGCATTGCGGATAGATGTACCAAGTACGCTTTCCGCGTTATCCCAGTACACACTCTCCATGTTATGATATCCGTCATAAGAGGTAGTTCCATAGGTTTCTTCTACATACCGGACAAAATCAATAAACAGTGCGTCTAACTTATTACTGTCTATCGCTTCCCCCGCATCCGTCGCCTTAATCCTTCTGGAGGCAAGAATAATCAAATCGTGGTATCCGTCTACATACCCCCTAGCTACAAAGGCGTGACCTGACTTGTTCCCTCCAAAGTCCAGCCCTATCTCGATGCCTGTAATGTCCTCTCTGCGGAACTGCTTACAGTTTGCGCTAGGATCTATGGCGT